GGTGAAGGACTAGTTAGAAAACGCGCGATTTTATTATCACCTACTGGTTCCGGTAAATCTTATATGATATATGCATTAGCGAGATACTGGTTAAATTTTTTAGCTGATGGACGCGGATATCCAAAAGGTGGTAGAGTTCTTATTATCGTACCTACTACATCGTTAGTAGAACAAATGCATAGTGATTTTATAAAGTACGGTATGCCTGAAGGTGGAATGCACAGGATTTATTCTGGTAAAGATAAAGCTGTAGAGTCTGCAATCGTCATATCTACTTGGCAATCGATATATAAGTTACCTAAAGTTTGGTTTGAACAATTTGGCTGTGTGTTTGGTGATGAGGTACATGGTTTTAAATCTAAGTCATTAATGAACATAATGAATAAATGTACGGAAGCTGAATACAGGTTTGGTACTACGGGCACACTAGATGGATCACAGACACATGAACTGGTGCTGCAAGGATTATTTGGCAAGATTTATAAAGTCACAACAACTAAGAAGTTACAAGATAATGATACACTAGCTCCGCTTTCTATTAAGAGAGTTGTCCTTAATTATCCTGAGCAAGTTAGAAAAGATTTTGGTAAGCAAACATATCAAGAAGAAATAGATTATATTGTAGCTCATGAGAAAAGAAATAAATTCATAAGAAATTTATCGTTAGATTTAAAAGGTAATACATTAGTCTTATATAATTATGTGGATAAACATGGTAAGCCTTTATTTAATATGATAAGAGATAAAGCTGAAAACAAAAAAGTATATTTTGTATCAGGCGAAACTAACGTGTCGGATAGAGAAGCGATACGAGGTATAGTCGAAAGTATGTCCAACGCGATAGTCGTTGCATCACTAGGTACCTTTTCAACGGGTATAAATATTAGGAACCTACATAATATTGTATTTGCCTCACCAAGCAAATCTCAAATACGAGTATTGCAATCAATTGGTAGAGGATTACGAAAAAGTGACGACGGGCGTGAGACTACACTTTACGATATATCTGACGATATCAGTTGGTTAAAACGAAAGAACTTTTCTTTAATACATTCATTCGAACGGTTGAAGATATATAATAAAGAAGAATTTAAATATACAACATCGGTAATAGACTTATGAATCTAAAACAATTTAAGTTAACAAACAATGACGAAATAGTCGCAGAAATATTAGAGATCGTCGAAGAAGGCGACCTCGTAGTACGTAATGCACTAAAAATATTTCACGCGGAAGATTTCGATCAAGGTGTTAGATATTATTCGTTTAAACCATGGATGTCATTTCAAGACAACGTAGCTGAAGTTACGGTTTTAAATGTTGGTCATATCATTGGTGAAACTTCTCCTTCGGCACCTTTGTTGTTACACTACACTGAAGCTATGAATCAAATTAAAGCGATGGAACAGAAAAAAGAACTTAACATCGACGAAATAGTTACAGAGGTTGCAAATTTAAATAATGATGAAATGCGCGCATACTTAAAAACTAAGCTAGAACAAATGGATGATGATTTTATGATGGACTCTTCAAGCTCAAACGTGTTACAATTTACACCGCCGGGTACGAAGCTACATTAGCGGTACCTCCATCCTCAGCCAGTACTCTACTATTATACACCAATATTCTCTGGTTGTAAACCCCTTATTTTAATTATTTTCGCAGCTCATCAGTAAAAATAGAATTTTACATTATGTTATTTTTTTGGTATAATTATAGTATTGAAAGGAATTGATATGGCACGTAAAAATAAAAAAAGCGCTCACTATGTTAATAACGCTGATTTTTCTAATGCCGTAGTAGAATATGTACACACAGTCAATGACGCAAAGAAAGCAAATAAACCGCTTCCAGTTGTACCTGATTATATTGCTCAGTGTTTCTTAAGTATCGCTGAAGGTTTGTCTCACAAATCTAATTTTATTCGCTACACATATCGCGAAGAAATGGTAATGGACGCAGTTGAAAATTGTCTTAAAGCTGTAGAGAACTATGATATTGCAGCAGCCACACGAACTGGTAGACCAAATGCTTTTGCATATTTTACACAGATAACATGGTACGCATTTCTTAGACGTATCGCAAAAGAAAAAAAGCAGCAAGATATTAAATTAAAATATCTTACAAGATCTGGTATTGAAAACTTTATTGATGGCGATATGTCTGATGGAAGTTGGCAAGTTGTAGGATCATTTGTCGATACACTACGCGATAGAATCGATAAAGTAAGACATGCAGACCAAGAAGTACAACAGTACGCTAAAGAAGAAAAAGAAAAGAAGAAGCGGCAAAAGATTGTAGATTCAGATTTACAGGAGTTTATGAAGTGAAGGTAGCAGTGTTAAACGATACTCATTGTGGTATCCGCAACTCTTCAGAAATATTTTTAAATAACGCAGCAGATTTCTATGGTAACGTCTTTTTTCCGTATTGTAAAGAACATAATATCAAGCAGATCATTCATTTGGGTGACTACTACGATCATCGTAAGTTTGTTAATTTTAAGGCTCTCAATCATAATAGAAAAGTCTTTTTAGATCCTATGCGTAAAGCTGGTATGCAAATGGATATTATTCCTGGCAACCACGATACGTATTATAAAAACACTAATGACTTGAATTCACTAAAAGAATTACTAGGTTATTATATGAATGAAGTGCATATCATTATGGAACCAAAAGTTATGGAATATGGTTCTTTAAAGATTGCTATGGTTCCATGGATTAATCAAGAAAACTATGATGATACCATGAAGTTTATTAAGACCTGTAAAGCTGATTGGTGCGGCGCACATCTTGAACTCGATGGGTTTGAAATGATGCGTGGTATTAAAAGCGTACATGGAATGGATCACAAGATCTTTAGAAAGTTTGAAAAGGTACTGACTGGTCATTTCCATTGTGGATCTAAACGTGATAACATCTGGTACCTAGGATCACAAATGGAATTTTTCTGGTCAGATGCTCATGATCCTAAGTCCTTTCACGTTATCGATACAGAAACGCGTGAAGTAGAAAAGATTAGAAATCCATACACATTATTTCATAAAATTGTTTACAATGACGACAAAATAGATTATAATAATTATGATGTATCACAATTAGAAAAGAAATTTGTAAAGATTGTGGTAGTAAATAAGAAGGATGCATTTTCATTCGATAGATTCGTAGATCGTGTACAAAGTGTAAACATACACGAACTAAAGATTGCTGAAAACTTTAATGAGTTTATTGGTGAGAATGTTGAGGACGAGGACATAGAGTTTGACGATACATCTACGATTGTTGATTCATATATCGACGGTGTAGATACGGATTTGGATAAAGATAAAATTAAAGTTCAGATGCGTGAACTCATGACTGAGGCACAAGCACTAGAGGTTGCATGATACAATTTAATACTGTCAAGTGGAAAAACTTTTTATCCACTGGCAATACATTTACAGAAATAGATTTAAATAGAAACAAGACTACATTAGTAGTAGGACATAATGGTGCTGGCAAATCTACAATGCTTGATGCTATTTCGTTCGCGTTATTTGGTAAACCACATAGAAATATTAATAAGCCACAGCTTATAAACTCTATTAATAATAAAGACTGCGTGGTTGAAGTATGCTTTGATGTAGGTAAAAGTAGTTTTAAAGTTATACGTGGTATTAAGCCAGGTATATTTGAAATATGGAAAAACGGCACGATGATTAACCAGTCATCACATGCCAAAGAGTACCAGAAGATCCTCGAACAAAACATCTTGAAACTTAATCATAAAAGTTTCCATCAAGTTGTAGTGCTTGGCTCCTCATCCTTCATTCCATTTATGCAGCTTGCAGGTGGACATCGTAGAGATGTCATCGAGGATCTTCTGGACATTAATGTATTTTCTAAGATGAATCATCTTTTAAAAGAAAAGCAGACTATGCTTCGCGATACTTTAAAAGATTTAAATTATCAGATTGATATTGTAACGAATAAAATTCAGACACAGGAAAAATATATACGTGATATTAAAGCTGTGACTGATGAGAATAAAAAAGAATATGAACAAAGAATATCACAGGCTGAAAGCGATATAAAAGATTTACAAGAAGAAAACAATACTTTAAGTGAAGGACTTGATGATGCTATAAAAGCTAATGAAGAAAGTCTGAAGAAGTTTCATGACAGACGTCAGGTATTATTACTCGATTCGCAGGATATTCGAACTAAGATGTCTACAGTAGCGAAACGTGCTAAATTCTATGAGACTCAAACTACCTGTCCTGAGTGTTCATCTGAGATCACCGGTGAGTTACGTGATCATAATTTAAGTGAATGTAAAGCAGAAGCTAAATCATTAAAGTCTACATCTAAATCTTTAGGTGAAGAAGGTGTAGTATTAGAAAATAAAATACATGAAGTTACAGAGATAGCAAAAGAGTTAAGAACAAAATTAAATAAACTCACAGATAATAATAAAGATATCTCGTCTTTACAAAGATCTATAACAGAATACCAAAAGTTTATAGACAAAGAGGTAGCAGCAGATTTAACAGAAGCTAAAAATGATTTGGAAGGCATGCGAGAAAACAAACAATCGTGTGTAGAGCAAAAGTTTGAAATATCTGAACAGTTTAATTATAATTCTGTAATGGCAGAAATGCTTAAGGATACAGGTATCAAAACAAAAATCATTAAGCAATATCTTCCTGCTATTAACAAGTTGTCTAACCAATACCTACAGACACTTGATTTCTTTGTCCATTTTAATCTAGATGAATCATTTCAAGAAACAATACGTTCACGACATCGTGATGCATTTACATATGATTCGTTTAGTGAAGGAGAAAAGCAACGTATTGACTTAGCTCTTCTCTTTACATGGCGTCAAATAGCTAAGATGAAAAATTCAGTAGCTACTAATTTACTTATCTTAGATGAAACGTTTGACTCATCACTAGATCATGATGGTGTGGAAAATCTACTTAAGATCTTATATACACTTGATGATAACACCAATGTGTTTGTGATATCACACAAAGGTGAAATACTTGATGGCAAGTTTGAAGCTAAAATCGAATTCAAAAAAGAAAGAAATTTTAGTAAAATGGCTGCATAATGGTTTACATTTGCTGTGAACTATGGTAGAATAAATAATGTTTAATCCACGGAGTATATTATGGAATTGCAAGAACAAACGTTAAACGTTCTTAAAAACTTTTCGGATATCAATCCGAATATTTTAATTAAATCAGGTAACACAATCAAAACAATCAGTGAAGCTAAAAACGTATTAGCTACTGCAGTTGTAGATAATGAGTTCCCTCAACAGTTTGGTATCTATGATCTCAAAGAGTTCATTAGTGTACTATCATTGGTCGATAAACCTAATCTTAAATTTGCTGAAGAGTCTGTAACTATCAGCGATCAAAGTGGTCGATCAAAAATCAGGTATTTCTTCTCTCCAGAAGAAACGCTTACATCTCCACAAAAAGATATTAATATGCCAGATGCTGAAGTACAGTTTACGCTAGATGGTGATACTTTAAATAAACTACGTAGTGCTGCTTCAGCTTTAGGTCATAACGAAGTATCAGTTACTGCAGGTGAAAATGGCTTAACTCTTTCTGTGGTAGATAACGAAAATGCGACATCGAATACTTATTCAATAGATGTTCCGCATACCTCCATATCCTTACAGAAGTTCAATTATGTAATTAACATTGGTAATTTGAAAATCATACCGGGTGATTATGAGGTAAGTATCTCTTCTAAACTAATTAGCCAATTTAAGCATAAGTCTACTAACGTAAGTTATTGGATTGCTCTAGAGAAATCGTCAACAATCGGAGAATAATATGACGGACAAAAAGTATGACGAGCTAATGAAGCTCGCTAATAACGTAGCACGCTCTACTGTTGCAGTAGTAGATGCTGTTACACAACGAGGTGGTTTTAAAGGTGAAGAACTTTCCACCATTGGTCAGTTGCGAGATCAAGCTATTCAAATTATTTCTATCGTAGAAAACTTGCAACAAGACGCAGCCATGGAGACTGACGAATAGGTTTACATTCTTGCTCAAATGTGATATAATATTTTTTTGTAATGGAGTTATGAATGGAACAGTTTTTATGGGTCGAGAAGTATCGACCACAAACTATAGATGAATGTATTCTACCACAAGCACTAAAGGATACTTTCAATAAGATTGCAGAAGCTGGTGAGCTACCAAACATGTTGTTCACTGGTTCTGCTGGCTTAGGTAAAACAACAGTTGCCAAAGCCTTATGCAATATGCTTGATTTAGATTATATTGTGATCAATGGTTCCGAAGAAGGTAACATTGACACTCTCCGTGGTAAGATCAAGCAGTTTGCTAGCACTGTCTCGCTTCAAGGTGGTTACAAGGTTGTGATCCTTGACGAGGCTGATTACTTGAACCCACAGTCTACACAACCAGCTCTTCGTGGTTTTATTGAAGAGTTTGCCAACAACTGTAGGTTCATCCTAACATGTAATTTTAAGAATAGAATAATTGAACCACTTCATTCTCGTTGTGGTGTATATGAATTTAATGGTGGCAATAAGCAATCGCTTTGTCATGAGTTCATGATACGTTGTCAATCTATCTTAGATACAGAAAACATTTCATATGACAATAAAGCTTTAGCTGAGCTTATTATGAAACACTATCCTGATTGGCGTAGAGTTCTAAACGAACTACAACGCTATTCTTTATCAGGTA